AATCATCGTACGCATACAATGAATCCTATCGTAGAATTCATATGCACGGCATTCGGATTCTATGGTTCATTTGCTTCGCCGCTTGAATTCTGTGTATCGCACGACAATCATCACAAGTATCATGACACTCAGAAGGATCCGCATCCTTACCATTTGCAAGGTTGGAAAATACTTTTTCCAATTCTTTGGAATAATGACACGAATCAAATAAATTTGAAAACAACAGTCAGACTGATTCGTAATAAGATTACCAATTTCTTCTATGAAAAATACTGGATTTTGTTATTCTTACCGTTTCTATTGTTATTCATATCGTTACCAGCATACTTGTTTATTTACATTGTTCCTGCTACATTGTCGATATGGTCCACAGGAATCGCATCTCTAAATCATGATAAAAACGGTCCAAAAGATATGGGATTTTGGTACGGAATTATCAGTGGTGGAGAACATATGCATAAACAACACCACGAACAACCATTTGATACAAGCAAAGAAGGTTGGATAAATACCATCGCAGACATAATAGCTACAAAGAGAGTTAAGATATGAATATTGTTTATACTGTTATAAATGATTTGTCAGAAATAGATTTTGATGACTTGTATGAAAGATCAAAGGATGCTATTGATGCGAATTGGCCGGAAAATTCTACATTAACTGACGCCGAACGAAAAACCAACATGCGCACATTAATTGAAAGCGGAATTAATAATGAGTGGCCAGGATTAAATCCTCATGGCGCAAATGATACTTATATTATGATAAGAGCTTTTGATACTGTAGCTGGAAAAGATATGGGATTTGTAAGCGGGTTTATCCTTGAAAATGGAACATTAGATGGCAGACATTCACTCACTGCTCCGGATGAAAACGGTTCTAGAAATTACGTTTTTAATCAAGAAAATGTAACAGCCAAAAATAATTTTAATATTGAAATTGGTATAACTAAACATTTGTATAGAAATATTCCTGCAAATTCAATCTTTCATAGAACTTTGCGTATGCGAGCAAACGCAGCAAACTATGAACTTTTAGAAGACGTAGATTCTCCAACGCACGGGCCAAATTTTAGAAATATATTAATACAATTAAATCTATGAAGTTTTTATTGAATGTAGGAGCCGAGAAATCTGGCACTACTTGGTTATATGAGTATTTTAAAGAACACCCAGATTTCTATGATATGGGAAAAGAACTGAATATTATTCAGAGAGACGATTTAGTTCCTGTCTTAGAAGATGTAAGCGAATATAGAAAAGACATAGAGTCTTTTTTTCGGGCTGTTTCAAATATAAATCAAGTCACAGGCGACTTCACACATTATGAAGGCTCGAGTGAGAACATCTTTCGACTTATTAAAAACGGTTTACTAAAATACGATATCGAAGTAGTACCAGTTTATATTATGAGAGATCCTATTCAGAGGAGTTGGTCTTCTTGGAATATGATTGGAGGAGGTAAAATTCCAAATCGGTCGTTAGCTTCACGATTTGTCATGAGCAATTTCATATCATGTAAATATAAAGAAACTATCGAAGCTTTGGACAGTGTGTTCGCAAATCCGCTCTACTTCTTTTATGAGGATTTTTTTACTCAAACCAATATCAATCAGATATGTGACGAGTTAGAAATTTCTCGACATCCAGCAGAATGTGATAATAAAGCAGGAGCTTCTTCCTATAAGAAAATGCCAAACAGTTTCGTCAAGGCTTTTGGTAAATCTTTAAAGAATAAAGAGGCTGCTAAATATGTTTTTGAAAGATTTGAAAATGTACCATGGAAACTCGAGGATTATTCGTAGATCTACTCTCGATGAAGATATTCGCTTAACTTTTCTTGAAGGTTTAAATAGGCATACGAACATGCATTACTTTGATCGTAATGCGCCTACAAATAAAACAGATGAAGCTGTGCTTGAATTTCTCGACAGAGAACAGTTTAATTGTAACAAAACTCATATTGAATATTGGTATCAGGCGTATAAATCTTCTGGAGATTTGTGGCCTCATGTAGATTTTAATGAAAAGCTTCGGCACAGAATTGAGGCTGGAGAAAAGTTGAAACCAGAAGAATTAATGTCTCCAATTACCATATCGTGTTACTTAGAAGCAATCGATCTTGAAGGCGGAGAATTTTGTATTTCTGAAAGAAGTTGGTTAGACTATGAAAAAGAACTGAGCCCTCCGGAAGTTTTAAAAGAAGAATTGTTAAAATATACACACGAGTCTTTTCAACCTACCGAAGGTGCGGTCTTATACTTCGAAGGCAGTCGATACTACCATTGGGTCAATGAAATCAAAAGCGGCTCTCGCAAGAGCATACTCATCAATTTCTGGGACAATTGTAGTCTTAACTCCACTTCGCCCAATTAATTTCTAATGTCTATATTACCAGAAATAGAAATACGATGTTCGTCTGAAGTTTGAAACGGATATACCTGATGCTTAAGATAATTTGGAAACATAATAAGAGAACCTTCCCATGTCTTATCAATATCTAATTGAGTCGTACTAATTCCACCGTCTAATGAGTTATAAATGAATTCAAACTTTGATGCAACTTTATAGTTTGATTCTCTTACATTTGGCATATTTAATTCCTCTTCTAAATCATAAGGAATTGCAATCCATATCACCCATGAAATAGCTTTGTGGTGAAAATGTATTGGATTATATTCGTGTTTCTTCTGAAAATTTACCCAAGCATCATTATCAATGACATAATTATGATTTTCATAAAAATTAAATTTTCTTCTATATTCAAGAAACGTTTGCTCTATGCATTCTCTAAACTGCCCGTTAATAACATACTGAAATTCTGTTTCTAATTGCCCAGCTAAATTAGTATTGTATTTTTCCGGATTATTATCAACTTGCTTTTGCAAGTCACAAGTCAACTCAGCAAAAATAGAAACTGGAATTCTTGTTTTAAGAACTCCTGGGTTATAAAGTTTTATTTCTGAAAATTCTAAGTTCATAATTTCACCGATAATAATTTAGTTAATAGTAATTGTAGAGGTGTCTTTACATATGCTCATAGTACCTTCGCAACAGATATTCCAATCTTGACCTGTCTTTGCCCCACGGCTTGGAACATTAATGATAACATTTTTACATAGATATTCTTTACCATCTTCGAAAACGCGCCAGACATGATCTTCTGTCCCGCGATTAGGTTGTCCTCTTGATTGATTGAATCTTATCATAAACTCAGACATATTAGATTATTTCTGCTGTTGCATCATATACTATAGGTTCAATGTACGGACGTGTACCAATGTTCATGTGAATAAATTTGAAAGGTTTGGTTGATGTGTTACGAGTAAAGCTATGCGGTAGCCAGGAATTTGCAAACATTAGTTGACCAGGAACTGGCGTAAAATTAATAGACGATGTTGCTGTGGTAATGTTAGAAGAATTATGTTCGTATAGTGGTAACATAAGTTTCATTGGTCGCGGATCATGAATCACCATTCGCGGAGGATCTTTCGGGCACTCTAAAAAATAAAAAGCAACTAACTGACAGTCGCTGTGATTATGATACTCCATTGATGAATACTTATGGTGTTCTTGACTCCAACATTCGGTAAGATAAGTCGAAAGTCCATTCATGTTGTATCCTTGATCGCTCAAAAGATTCCATGCTGTGTTTAATGTGTACTGTATCAGTGGAAGAAGATCTTCTTCGTTAGACACATCTGCTTGCACGACTGGATATACATCGTTTATTTTTGTTATTTTGCGCGCGGCCCTTAACGCCGCATTTGATGCTGCTCTTGAGAAATCAAGAAGTTCTGGCTTCATAATACTATAGATAGGTGAGCTAAAATACTGCCACTGATCAAGTATGTCTGTCATAATAAAATCCTTATGTTATGTATATTGGGAAAGATCAGCCTCTATCACTGTATCTAAAAACAGTCGGTTTCCAATCTTATTCCAACCACTGTTGACTTGATAAAATATATTTAAACCGTTGTTCAAACCATACTGAATAGCCCAACTAAGTATTTCGGCTGTTAGCGGAGCGCCTGCTTCAAGCAGTTGTAAAAAGCTAAGATCAGGATTTTCGTGTTGTCTCCAAACCATAATTACGTTTGATTCGTCTGGTTTCATCCACATCGGAATAGTATCAAGACCGAGTGGAAACTTTTCATTTCCTAACCATACACAGCTAAACGATTTGCACGGATTCTCAGGTCGTTGTTCATGTATCGAACATCCTTTTGTAGTTACAAAATGACATTTCCTTCCTGGCCAAAATTGATGGCCAAGAGCTTCTCCAGTTAACCAACCGCAGCACTTCGTGCAACTTCCACATTCTCTTGTCATATTATCTCACTTAAATTGAGGACCAGCTAACCATACTACTAGAGTTTTACGAATGCCTTTTGTCACAGGAGTTACTCTGTGTAAAATAAAGGACGGGAATGCAACTACTAAACCTTTTTGTTTTGTGACTTGAGTCGGCACGGGTGCATCAAATATCTCAAGATCTCCCCCCTCGTATTCAGAAGGATCAGATAATTGTATTACAAGAGATAATTTGCGAGGCGCATTCGTTGCATTTCCACCTCTGTCAAGATGCCACGTATAATGATCGTCTTTTCCATCGTATATAGTATACTGAAAGTCCTCTACAAATCCCCATATATCTAGATTGAAGAATTCACCGTTCAGTTGTCTTGCTATGAAAGCAATTCTATCATATATAAAATTAGTCTCGGGCGTAAGATTTATCCAACCTATTTTAGATGATCTAACTGCTTCTTCAACTTTACTATCAGGTCCAACACTAGCAGATTTGATCGTGAGACTATCACCAATACTAACTATTTTATCGATCTCTTCTTCAGTAAAACCATCACGCCATGATGCAAAAGAAATTTCTGGTATACCTAACGATGGAGAAGGAGCTATTTGATATACTGCCATTATTTACGCTCCCAAATATTATCTCGATAATGGGATTCATGACTTTGAAGCTTTCTACGTGTACCTTTGAGTGCTTTCAGTTCAGTTTCATTGAATGCTCTACATACATTTTTCGAAAACAAAGTATCTCTTTTAATTGGAATAACCTGCATTAACGGTGTACCAGCAGGTAGAATACCTTTAAAATTGGGTTCGTTCCAAACAAATGGAAAGTTAATAAACTCAAAATAACCATCGCAGTCTACCATACCCGAAAAACAAGTAAATCTTGGATCAGGTCTATTTAATGGTGGAACAAACAACAGTGAGTATCCTTTCGGGCAGTTGATTGCCCACCAGTTCATGAATTTAATTGGAGGTTTTGGTAAATGTGGAGCGGGGCATTTGTCAGATGTTACTTGCCACTGTAAATGATTCTCGATCATTGCTCTCGGATATTTGCTGTTGTATTCAATGAACGAACAATCTTCATTCGAAGTGATTTCAACATCAGCAACGAGTGGAATAATCCAACCCGTGATCATCGCATCAAGAAAAGGTGGGCATCTTTTGAGAGTAGATTGATCAAAGCCTACATCCTTCTTCATTGGCAAAGCTTTATACCATTCTGGTATCAGTTTGCGGGCAGGATAAGGTTCTGGTATATTTCCTAAATCATCATCATAGCAAAGAAATTCTAGTTTAGGCTCATTCTTTTCAAAAAACGAAAACATCAATTTTGTCCATTTCCAGGTTTTTCATAGTGTATTCCACCAGATTCAATAAATTTTTTACATTGCTCGACGTCGCTCGCACCTCTCAGAATATGATCATCATGCAAACTAAAATGTAAGCTTGAGATCCATATTCTGAGATGTGGTGGAAGTTTGTCATAGCAACGCATTACCAATGCCATTCTTTGTATGTTAACATGTTCCAAATGAATGACTCTATTATATATATGTAAATTACAGGGCTGCTAGTTCGACTAAGTTGCTCTCTGTGATGGCATCTAAGCCAATCAATGCTTGTTTGACTGCGGTAAAATCGTCATGTTTTTCATCGTAGATGACAAATGGAAAATCAGTAAATTCTCCAATATCCCATGTATTTAGAGCATTGAATACAGATTCGTATTGACTACTATCGTTGTATGATAAATGAGTAAACTCAATGTTATTATCCTGTAGCCACTGATAGGCTGCAGCAGAGTCGTTGCCACCTGTCGTAGTCAAACCAGTATAAAGATAAACGTCTTTAATTCCTACTAGCATGTATTGTTTCCTTTTTGTTATTTGTGCTAAAATGTTACACTCATCGTACCATTAGCGCTGCCTGTTCCAATATTTATAGAAACTATTTGATATGGGTATACTTTTACTGATACTGAATTTGTCGTAGTACCAATATTACCAGCGTTTCCTGATGCTCCAGGATTTGATGTGCCGGCTGTTCCGGCGGTCGCTCCAGTTCCAGCACTACCTGCTGTGCCAGTATTTCCTGCTGCTCCTGCGCCTCCTGGATTTCCAGCCGCACCATTTGTAGCTCCAGTTCCAGCTGCTCCTGTTGTGCCAGCATTACCAGCAGCTCCGGCACCGCCTGGGTTTCCAGCCGCACCATTTGTAGCTCCAGTTCCTGCATTGCCAGTCGCTCCAGCATTTCCTGCTGCTCCTGCACCTCCTGGATTTCCAGCTGCACCATTTGTAGCTCCAGTTCCTGCATTGCCAGTCGCTCCGGCATTTCCTGCAGCGCCGGCATTACCAGGACTTCCTGCTGCTCCTGGATTTGCTCCAGTTCCTGCCGCTCCTGTTGTACCAGCATTTCCGTTGGCTCCTGCACCGCCTGGACTTCCTGCTGCTCCTGGATTTGCTCCAGTTCCTGCCGCTCCTGTTGTACCAGCGCTTCCTGCAGCGCCGGCATTACCAGGACTTCCTGCTGCTCCAGCGTTTGCTCCAGTTCCTGCGGCCCCAGTATTTCCAGCACTTCCATTGGCGCCTGCATTACCAGGACTTCCTGCTGCTCCAGCGTTTGCTCCAGTTCCTGCGGCTCCTGTATTTCCTGCGCTGCCTGGTGTTCCTGCATTACCTGAACCACCGGCAGCGCCCGAAAGAAGTCCTCCATTGCCGCCTGCGCCGCCGTTGCCGTTAGTAGCACCACTTATGTTGCCTGAATTACCCGCGGTACCAGCATTGCCGGCGCCGCTACCACCTTGCTTTAAAGTCCAACCCGATGCTCCGCCTCCGCCTCCGCCGCCTCCGCCGCCTCCGCCTACACCAGCGTTGCCAGGAGATCCGGAGTTACCCGCCGTACCACCAGCTCCTCCTGCACCACCGGCGCCATTTGTTCCTGGGTTACCAGCATTGCCAGTGGCTCCTGGATTCCCAGCATTTCCTCTTGCACCGCCTGCACCACCAGCACCGTTATTTCCTGGATTACCAGCATTGCCAGTGGCTCCTGGATTACCAGCATTACCAGCAGCACCGCCTGCACCACCAGCACCGTTATTTCCTGGATTGCCGGCATTACCAGTGGCTCCTGGATTACCAGCATTACCACCAGCTCCTCCTGCACCACCAGCCCCATTGGTGCCAGGATTGCCTGTTCCTCCAATACCACCAGATGTCCCAGCTGTACCACCAGCACCACCAGTTCCTGCAGCTCCATTATTACCGGGATTGCCTGTTCCTCCAATACCTCCGGAAGTACCGGCCGATCCTCCGGCGCCGCCTGTACCAGCAGCTCCATTGTTACCGGGATTGCCTGTTCCTCCAATACCACCAGATGTCCCAGCTGTACCACCAGCACCGCCAGTTCCTGCAGCCCCATTATTTCCGGGATTGCCTGATCCACCTGGATTTCCAGAAGTTCCGGCCGAGCCAGCTGCTCCGTTTGTAGCATTTCCTCCAGCCCCACCAGTACCACCGGTTCCACCTGGAAAATTAGCTAAGGAACCAAACGTTGAAACGTTGCCTGGGTTTCCACTTGATCCCGGATTTCCGTTTGCTGCGCCAGTCCCAGCATTACCAGCAGCTCCGGCACCGCCTGGATTTCCTGCTGCTCCTGGATTAGCTCCAGTGCCAGCATTACCATTTGCTCCAGTATTTCCTGCTGCTCCGGCATTTCCAGGGCTCCCTGCTGCCCCTGGATTAGCTCCAGTGCCGGCATTACCATTTGCACCTGGATTTCCTGCTGCGCCGGCATTACCTGGATTGCCAGTAGATCCAGCGGTTGCCCCTGTTCCTGCATTACCATTTGCTCCAGTATTTCCTGCTGCGCCTGCATTACCTGGATTTCCTGCTGCTCCAGCAGTTGCCCCTGTACCTGCGGCCCCTGTTGTGCCGGCATTACCATTAGCACCGGCACCGCCAGGACTTCCTGCTGCTCCGGCGTTTGCTCCAGTTCCAGCCGCCCCTGTTGTGCCGGCATTACCATTGGCACCAGCTCCACCAGGACTTCCTGCTGCTCCAGCGTTTGCTCCAGTTCCTGCTGCTCCAGTATTTCCAGCATTTCCATTGGCCCCAGCTCCACCGGGACTTCCTGCTGCTCCAGCAGTTGCCCCTGATCCTGCGGCTCCAGTATTTCCAGCACTTCCATTGGCACCCGCACCACCTGCACTCCCTGAATTACCAGTCACTCCGCTACCGCCGCCTCCGCCGCCGCCACCGCCGCCGCCGCAAACGCACCCCCCAAGATTTGCGCTTCCACCAAAGCCACCATTTCCTCCGCCAGGAGAGCCTCCGGCGCCGCCGGGGGCAGAACAAGGCGCAAATGGGGTGCCAAAACAACCGCAGCCACCGCCCGGACTACCACCGCTACCGGCTCCGCCACCGCAAGGTCGGGCTGAACCTTGTCCGCCGCCTCCTCCCGTACCTGCGCTACCGCCAGTGCCACCAGCACCGCCGGCACCATTATTTCCTGGATTTCCAGAGTTTCCTGTGGCACCTGGATTCCCAGCATTTCCTCTTGCACCGCCAGCACCGCCGGCACCATTGGTACCAGGATTACCAGAGTTTCCTGTGGCACCTGGATTCCCAGCATTACCAGCAGCACCGCCAGCACCGCCGGCGCCATTTGTTCCTGGGTTACCAGCATTGCCAGTGGCACCTGGATTCCCAGCATTACCAGCAGCACCGCCTGCACCACCGGCACCATTAGTACCGGGATTGCCGGAGTTTCCTGTCGCTCCAGCATTTCCAGCAGTACCACCAGCACCGCCAGCTCCGCCAGCACCATTCGTACCTGCATTGCCAGTGGCACCTGGATTCCCAGCATTCCCTGCAGCACCTCCGGCTCCTCCTGGGCCGCCAGCACCGTTTGTGCCAGCATTTCCTGATGCGCCGGGATTTCCAGATGTTCCAGCTGTACCACCAGCACCGCCAGCTCCGCCGGCCCCGTTTGTGCCAGCATTTCCTGATGCGCCAGGATTGCCAGATGTCCCAGCTGTACCACCAGCACCACCAGTTCCTGCGGCCCCATTATTTCCAGGATTACCAGCATTGCCAGCAGTACCAGGATTGCCTGCATTACCAGCGTTTCCATTGCCGCCACGACCAGATATATCTATAGAATATACGCCTGCAGGAACGACGAATGTTGCGGGGGCATTGAATACTTGTGTGGCTGGAGCAGCCTTACCTGAAGCTCTAAATACATTTAATGGCATCGTATAACCTTCTTATTAACCTGTATTTGCAAGAGATAAGGCACCGAGATATGTTGTACCTCCGTCGAGGGTAAAGAAACTGAAGACATCGATTTTATTTGCACCAGTTGACATCGTCGGTGTCGAAGCATTCGGATATTTAACAGAAGCCGGCCACGTGATTATTCTCGATCCCGTGGCGTCTTGTTTACAATGAAGTGTGAAACTGTATGCATTGCCCGATGCAGGAGGATTTGAAAATGTAATTGTAATAGACGCGTTGGCCAATGTCAAATCGAATACGTTGGATAGTGATAAATCTACAGTGTGAGTAGTTGTTGTTATAGTATTGGCAACAACTGCTTCTTTGTATGAAGCAAGCTTAGGATTACTTAACACATTATTTGCCATTGCAACGTTGGCATTAAGAGTAGTAATACCAGCTACTTGTAGCGTCGAGGTTACGTTGGCAAAACCAGTGATCGTAGTATTACCGGCAGCAAGGGTGGTAATTCCAGATGCAGCACCTGCGGCTACAAGAGACGAAACAGCAAGTGGTTGACTGTTTGTAGACCAGCGATCATTTGTTTCATCCCAGACGAACTGAACGTTGGCAGACGTCCCGCGCATGATCTCGAAGCCAGCATTCTCAGTAGGAGGATTAGCTCCAAGATCTGCATTCAGCGTAACAATATTATCACCAACGTCGAGTGTTGTGGTGTTCACGTAAGTTCTTGTACCGGAAACTGTCAGGTTACCCGAGAGTGTAAGATCGGCGATTGATAATGTGGAATTCACATGAATACCAGTCGTATTGACCGTAAGTGTTGGCCCAGCAGTTACTCCAATTGTACCACTAGTTGTAATCGTTCCACCAGAAAGTCCATTAGCCGTGGCGACTGAGGTTACACCTCCACCGGTGGCACCTTGAGCACCTTGAGCGCCTTGAGCACCAGTAACACCTTGAGGTCCAGCAACACCTTGAGCACCAGTTGCGCCAGTTGCGCCTTGAACACCTTGAGCGCCGGCAACACCTTGAGCACCAGTTGCGCCAGTTGCGCCTTGAACACCTTGAGCGCCAGCAACACCTTGAGCACCTTGATCACCCGTTGTGCCTTGAGCACCAGTTGCGCCAGTTGCGCCTTGAACACCTTGAGCGCCAGCAACACCTTGAGCGCCTTGAGCACCCGTTGTGCCTTGAGCACCTTGTGCACCGGTTGCACCTTGAGCACCTTGAGCGCCTTGAGATCCGAGAGTAAGTGAAGCACCATTTAAAGTTGTAACTTGAACAATATCACCAGCAATCGCATTCGATGTAAGCGTTAAGACCGTGGTATTTGTCGTGTTATAGTCAACGGCCGCAATCTGACGCGAACCATTAATGAAGACGCTTTCAAGCCCTAAAGTATATACGAATGTGTTTGATGTGTCGTCTAATCCTGTAAACACCGTGGTATTCGATGTGACAGTAAACGTATAGGTATTCATGGTAGCAGCATTTGCCGTACCGCCTGAGCCCCAATAAACTCCTGTTCCATTCGATGAAAGAACTTGGCCGTTGGATCCAGAAGATCCGTTGGCTACGATCGTAGTGACAGCGAGAGAAGAGAGATTTGAACCAACTTCAAAGATGGCATTCGCAGCATCTGAAGAGAAGACTTTACGGTCAGTTAGGTTGACTGCAAATTCACCGTTATCAATAAAGCCGGAATTTGCTACGTCAGTAGTATTAGCTGTACGACCAGAAATTGTCGTGCGCTTAAATTGAAATTTATTTGCCATTCTCAACCTCTATATAGAGCAACGAAGCGGTTATGTAACCCCTAATATTCTATTTATACAGAAGTATCTTCAGCTTTTTTATTTTTATTTCCAAGCTTTTCAAGATCAACAATTTTTGCTTGAAGACTGGTCATGGTTTTATCGGCCATGACCAGTCTTGTTTCTAGCATGATGTTCTTACTTGTAAGATCATGTACACTCGCGAGTAATCGATTGATGTACTCATTTACAAATTCAGCTTCCATAAATTAGAATGTCCCGCCGTCGAGGGTTGCGTATACAACTGCTGTACCGTTAGACTGAAGCACGAATCCAGTAGAGCCAACAGCTAATTTTCTAAAACCGTTCGAAGAGTTAGCAACTAAAATGTCTTCTGCAGTAACAGTCGCGAGTCCAGTACCACCGCTTGTTCCAGGCAGTGCAGTCGAAAGACTCAATGTATTCGCTGTGATACCAACCGCGAGTGTCGAGTTCGCAGTAAGAGTAACGTTAGTCGCGTTCGAAACCAAACCACCAGAGTTTAGGAATGCTTGTAATGTAGCAGTAGTATAACCGGCTGCTGCAGTGTCTACAGTTGTTGTAGGTTCTGTTTGAGAACCAGCAAAGAGCTTATAAACGCCATCTGTAGCATCACGGAAAAGACCGGTATATTTAGCTCCAGTGGCACCGTATTGACCATAAAGACCGATATCAAGAATGTCGGTTGTTGCGTTTCCGTTTGCAAGCTCGATCAGCGAATCTTGGACTGTCAGGTTGGTAGTATCGATTGTCGAAAGCGTACCGAGAACAGTCAGATTTCCGGAAAGAGAAAGATCTGTAATCGAGAGTGCAGTATTAACATGGAGTCCAGCAGAGTTGACCGTGAGTGTTGAACCAGTGGTAAGGCCAACTGCATCTGCAGTGACATTAATACCGTTAGCAGCACCAACATGAACTCCAGTCGCGTTAGCTGTAAGACCATCACCGCCAACAACGTTGATACCAGCGCCATCAACAGAAATACCGTTAGCAGCTTTGGCAAAGACGCCTGAAGTATTCGATACAATACCGTTGTTTGCTACAACAGCAATCGTGGCTGCACCACCTTCACCAGATGAGGATCCAGAAATACCGTTACCAGCTGTGATAGTAGCAACATAGTCGCCTGATGTACCCGAACCAAGAGCAACGTCGCCTGAAAGTTGCGATGTGGCAATTGAAAGTGCAGCAGCATTGACATAAACGCCCGAGGTATTCGAAACAATCGTACCGTTACCAGATACGACATGCACACCTGTTGCGTTCGAAGCAATACCAGCTCCGGCAACAACAAAAACGCCTGTTGCGTTTGCAGATAGACCGTTATTTGCAATAACGTGTACGCCTGAGGTATTTGAAGCAAGACCGCTATTTGCAACTACAGCAATCGCGTCTGCAGAGACGCTGATACCGTTACCAGCACCAACATCAAGAGTTACCTCGCCAGATGTACCGCCACCAGTAAGACCAGAACCGGCTACGACTGATGTAATATCACCATCTTGAGGTGTTACCCAGTATACAGCTGTTCCGTTCGATGCAAGAACTTGTCCTGCAGTACCATTTGTGCCATTTGCATTAAGAGCAACGTTAGTTCCAATATTGATCTGTGTGGCATTTGCTACGAACGCCGTACCAACACTCACAATCGCTGCGTTCACGGTGCCTGTAGAGAATACACCGGTGGCATTCGCAACAAAAGAATTAGAACCAACGACGAAGTTACCGCCAGAGCCAGCAAGAACGCCGCCGGCAACAGACAGTTTATTATTGGTATTATCAAACGTAAAGTCTGCGTCTCCGGCTAATGCGCCAGAATTATTAAATTGAACTTGTGTATTTGAACCAGATACGCCAGAAGTAGGAGTTTCCCAATAAGCGGCTGTTCCATTTGAACTCAGTACTTGTCCGTTGGTACCCGTCGAACCATTGGCTGTAACTGTTGTCACAACAGCGTTAGCAACAATAATCTTGTCGATACCAGAGGTACCATTCGCAACGAGTGCTTGGTTGGCGGTCAGTATACCAGGATTAAATTTACCGGCAATGGTGATCGAAGCACCATTCGAACCAATAAATAAGTGATCGCCATTTGCTGTAAACGCTAATTCACCGTTAGCTAATGTTGGCGCATCAGCTGTCGTTAACGACCTTTTAATTTGAATTAAATTGTCTGCCATTTGGCTATTCCTTTTAGGTTAAAATGATCCGCCGTCGAGATCTACTGCTAGATCCGCGAATGACAGTTGTCTCACCTCATATTTATCATTTTGAGAATTGTAGATTAATGTAGCGCCATTGGCGGCTTCAACGACGCTGACGTCGAGTATGTTTTCAATACTTCGTATTTCTTGAATTTGATTTTTCAGAGTAATAGGACCAGCAGATGATAATCTGCCGTTGTTATTTGTAATTGTAGCGACTAAACGAGATGCACCTGCCATTATCTTGTAACTCCTGGTGTAACTGTGACGATACCTTCAACAAGACGAGAAACTGTTCCGCTGCCATCAGTCAACTCACAGTCATATACGTATCTTCCGGCTGTAAGGCCATTTGTGGTATTTGCCGACATCGAAAGAGCGACGACGCCAGTCACAGCAGTAATCGAAACTGTAAATGCGGTTTGAGCGGTCGAAGTATAATGCTTACGCATCTGAGCGGCACCTGTAAATCCTGTAAGATTTACGATGTTACCATTTTCATCAGTCACATCAATAGACGTAGCAAATGAAGTGCCTTGATCGATAATGATATTTGCTTTCAGTGCCATTTAATTCTTCCGCTATGTTTATTCAAAACTATAAGATGTTACAGTTATCACCCAATATTTAGTTTCTGCACCATTTGATGCTGATACGTTAAACGTTTGTTCATTGAAACCACCTGTATAAGCTGCTACAAGTTCAATTGATGAAGCACTTCCTCCACTTGCAACACTGGCGTATCCACTAAATCCATCTCCTCCAGTATAAGTCCAAACTACGCTTGAAGAAGCTGTGATAGTATAACCTGCTTGGGAACCATACGCTTCGGCAGTGTCAAAAGTCGGAGATGATATTGTGCCGCCCACGGGACTAAAAGTAACTAAGGCTACATCTGCATACGGACGTATTCCTACATATTGCCACGTAGATCCATTCCACATTTTAACGGCGGCAAAATCTTGGCTCCCGACCCACGACGAGCCGTTCCAATATTTAACAGGTTTAGCAGATAGGAACGTTAGCGGCACTTATTATTCTCCTGGCTTAGATGGCCAAACAACGTCTGCTGCATTTGTATAAGTCTGAGGAAGATCTCTTAAAGTTTGACGATATGTAGCCCAAGCAGTTTTATCTCCAGGCCAATCTGCCATTTGAGTATAGTCAGATAAAGCTAGAAGATTATTTCTTTTCGATCTAATTTGTTCCCAAGTAATTACCACGACTCGATCTTGCAAAACAAGATTTCCTTGTGATAAAACCAATTCTTTATTTTGCATATTCATACCATGGAGAAACTGCTGGTGTTGCTCTGCGGTAATTTCAACAATATCTTGCGGCAATGACGGATACCCAAAATCAGTATCGTAAAAACCTTTTGTTGTTGGGCTGTAGTAAATTGTCATTTTATTAATATCCCATTGCTAACCAGTAACCGGTATGAGAACTTTCATCTCCGTTAAACCAACTGAAACCAGTTGTTGATACACTAAAAATGGTTGCACCTTTAGAAGCCTGTCCAAATACGCCTGTATCTCCTACGCCATTCATCACAGCTCGGGCAACCGCGGTGAACGATGTTGGAAATGATCCAGATCCTGTAGTATTTGGAGTAACAGTTACTGTTCCCCACTGAATAATTGCTCCGTTTGGCAACTTAGTCCATCCATTTGACGAGAGACTTTGTGTATATCCTGTAGTTCCTGCAGTGTCAATCCAGATATCACCAGCCGCTGAAGCAGTAGGTTGAGTCGCTGTTACAAAAACTTGGCCGCCACTTGTAAATCCTGCGGTGACGTGTCTTAGAATAGGCGCGACAGCACCAGATGCACTTCCTTGGGCACCTTGTGGTCCGGTTGCACCTTGAGCACCTGTTATACTTGAACCTGCCGCGCCTTGAGCACCAGTTGCACCTTGTGCTCCGTTTATTCCAGGAGATCCTTGAGGACCAGTTGCACCTTGAGCGCCTTGTAATCCTTGAGCACCTTGAGGACCAGCAACTGAAGATGCTGCACCTTGTGCACCTGTAAGGCCTTGCGGTCCCTGTGGTCCTTGGATACCTTGCAAACCTTGGGCGCCTTGAGGACCGGCAACGGTTGAAGCAGCACCTTGAGCACCAGTTGTTCCTTGCGGTCCCTGAGGTCCGATAATTCCTTGTGCACCTTGTGGTCCCGTCGGTCCTTGAACCGAAGGTCCTTGTGGTCCTTGAGAACCAGTTGTTCCCTGTGGACCCTGGGAACCAGTTATTCCTTGCGCGCCTTGTGGACCAGGAACTGTCGAAGCTGCGCCTTGAGCACCAGTTGGTCCTTGAGAACCGGTAGATCCTTGTGCACCTTGAGCACCAGTTGCACCTTGCGCACCTTGAGGTCCAGCAAGTTGCGTCCACACCAAGTTAGCTGTCGCTCCACTTGATGCAAGGACGAAACCTGTTGTTCCAGCAGATTGTGTAGGTAGAAGGTTATTGATCGATCCGCCTGTACCGCCCCGAGATGTAGGAAGTGTACCGACAGTAATAGCAGATGCATCAACAAATACGCCTGCCGCGTTTACTGTTAAACCAGCATTCGCTACAAAACTAATCGTAGGATTTCCAGAAACGCCGTTGCCGTTTGTTACGCTAATGCCGTTCGTAGAAGCAATCGATACCGTAGTACCTGTTCCTGTACCAGTTCTGACTACGATACCATTCGCCGAGATATTGTATACGGTGTTAGCATTGCTTGCTGTACCAGTATAGAGCGACGAGTTAACGCCTGCTCCACTCGGGAAATTCACCGTATTTGTAACGGTGATATTGTTTGCAAAGACATCAAAGCGAGCAGTCGTAGTACCAAGTGCACCACCGTTTGCATCTGGTCGTAGTGTTCCATAAGATGTCGTATTAAATACGAAAGCATTGAAACGGTTTGAAGTATTACCGAGTGGCTGCTGATCTGCAATCAGAAGAACCCCGCCTTGACCGATGGTAACGTTGGCGTATACAAGAGAACCATTTACTACAAGGTTACCAGATACAACAAACAAGTCGTTTTTAAAGTGCGCGTTGGCTTCTACGTCGACACGATCATAGAAGATCGCGTTGCCAGAAGCAACTAGACCGTTATCAACCTTAAATCTATTATTTGCGCCTGACATATATTACCTTACTTAATGAATTGAGCAACAACTTTTGCAGCCGTGCTAGATCTTGTTTGATTGACATATACTCTTACGTTTGCAGTAGCCACGTTCGCAGAGAAAGTACCAAGTAAGCTGACTCCGGAATTAGCTGCAACAGGTGAAGAAACCGTACCATATGTTGTAAGCTGCGCAGTCGAATTATCATGAGCAAGTAGTACTTCAGAGATCTGTGTATTACCAGCATTTTTCAATTGAATGAGAAGTTTAGCAGTGCTATAGTCTGCCTTTGGATATTCGAAGACAAGAAGATCTGAACCAGTCGTAGCTCCAAGATTTCCGTTTGCAAAGATATCAACTACGTGCTCAGTCTTGAAAGTCACGATGTTTGCATGTGTAGCAGGACCAGTCACTGCGAGCGTATTCGCTAGAGCAGTTGCTCCTGTTACTCCAAGAGTACTCGAAAGCGTTGTAGCTCCAGTTACAGTGAGCGTATTCGAAAGATTCGTATTTCCTGTAACCGTCAGCGTATTTGCAAGAGCAACGTTCGAACTGACTGTCGCAGCACCTACAACAACAAGATGGCTTGTCGGCGTAATGGTAAGATTCGCAGATGCAGTGATCGATCCATTACCAATCGCCGTATTAAACGTTGCATTCCCAACAAGAACCGTAGTAGCATTTGCAACGACATTCGCTCCGACTGCAACAACTGTTTGGTTAGCAGTAACAATACCTGCAAAGAATCCTGTCGGTGTAACGTTAGATGTCGACGTTGAGTTGACAATGCTAACAATTCGAGTATTCGCTAAAACGGTATTACTACCTTCTGCGGTGAAGAATCGAAGCGATGTTAACTCAGAAGCGTTAAGCGTATTACCTACAAATACTCCGCTACTATTTGCTACAACGTTACCAATCGCACCTGTTCCAGTGATTTGCACTGTACCACCATTGGTAGCATTTGCCGTGACGTTTGCGCCGAGCGAGATCTGAATAGTATTGGCAGTAAAGATGCCAGTTTTAAATGCGTTCGGTTCGATGTTTGCAGTGGCACTCGAGTTAGCGATGCTAATGATTCGAGTATTTGCAAGAGTGGTGTTTGAACCTTCAGATGCAAGGAAACGAACTGATGTGACTTGTGAAGAGTTTAAAGTATTACCTACATGCAGGCCACTACTATTTGCAACCGTATTGCCGACCGTACCAGTTCCTGTTACTTGGATCGTGCCGCCGTTGGTAGCATTCGCAGTGACATTGGCACCAAGTGAAACTTGAATGGTGTTAGCTGTAAAGATGCCTGTCTTGAAACTGATAGGATCAATATTTGCAGATGATGTTGTATTGGCAATGCTAATGATCTGATTGTTTGCGAGTACGGTATTGCTACCTTCTGCGGCAAAGAATCGAACACTCGTCATCTGACTGTTCGTAACAGTATTGCCTACATATAGGCCGCTGCTATTTGATACACTGTTACCTACTGCTCCGGATCCTGTGACTTGGATCGTACCACCATTCGTGGCATTAGCAGTGACATTGGCACCTAATGTAATCTGAATCGTGTTCGCTACAAACAATCCAGTGCTAAAGCTAATTGGATTCATCGTAGCAGTGTTAGTGCTATTCGCGGCAACAACTGCGAATGCAGTTGCTGTTGTATTCGTGGTCGAGTTCGACTGAATCGTCAGCTTCGTTGTGTTAGCGACAAGGTTTGCACCAGTCAAACCAGCATGTAGACCGTACTGCCACATGAATGTGTTCGAAGAACCATTGGCAACTTCCAGACGAATTTCGGTCGATGTCACGTTGCTCAGAACAGTGTTCGTACTGATCATGAGATTCGCAAACGAACCGTTGACGTTTCCGCCTTTCATCCAGTTTGTTACGACGAGATTATTAGCCCCGAATGTTCCGTATAGCTGAGCTGTTCTTGGAAACGCAGTGTTACCCGTGTTTGCATACGTGCTATTTGCAGTGATGATTTCTGTCGAAAGCGCGTGAAGAAGTTCATTGGTCTCGAGGAGCCAAACCTCGAACGAGTCGGTAATTACATCAACATTAGCTACTGGTCTTGACATTAATTTCTTCCATTCACTACTTGTAAGAGTAGAGTTTTAATTTCTTTGAGATCGTCTTCGACTGCACTGATTCTATTCGATAGCTCTTTGCTATTCTTCGCTTTCGATCTCTCTGCTACAAACTTTGCATAAGATGCATCGTCTGTATTTATGAAAGCTCCAGTAGAAGTATCTTTCATGAATCCATCAGTTTCAGTCTTGACTAACATTATGCGGAAACTCCGATAACCTGAATAGCCTCTACCTTTGGAACAATGTGAGATTGCGTTGCAAGAAGAACGATCTTAATTTGCATCGATGTATAGCGATCGAACTCTACATATTCTGAGTTGACATATCTTACAGTGTTATCATTTTCAACATTGTTCCATGCAATATTTCTGTACTTCAGTTTATCGATAACAATATCTGATCTTGTAACTCCGGCCGACACGAGACTTGAAGTTGTAATGTTTCGATATGTGCTGATCGCAGTAGTATTTGCTGCCGAGACCACGAACACTTCATGATTACCAAAGTCTTGATCTTTGATTCGAATCAAGTCGCCAGCAGTCACTGTCGCCGAATGATCGCTTGTTGTAGTAATTGTATTCGAACCAGATGTAATTGATCCAGTTCCTGGAAGAGCGACTTGAAGTTCAGGAGCAGTATCAAATCCATATGTAAACTCGTAGAAGTCATTTGGATCTGTCGAGCTAAAGCGATCGATATTATCTTTTAATACAAGCGGAGTCCA